ACCAACGAATATAAGAATGCCATTATTTGGAGGCAAAGCTGTTAAAGAAACATGGTCTTTACCTTCAAGCTGACACTTTTTGTGATACAGTGCAGATTTTACTATTTTTTCTTTGTTCAAAAAAAAAGTAATCAACTGAATTAATAATATCGCTATTAACTTCGCATCCAGAACACAATATGATAGGACAACCAATCTCTTTTAGTTTAGAGATTTGTTTTTTTAATGTTAAAATTTTTTTTTCTGAATTAGGAAAAGAATTTATTAAAACTACATTTTTCATCTGGCAAAAAATGGAACAAAAGTTGCGGAATTTTTTTCCGCTTTTATGTCCATCATGTCATAATATATTTTAGTCATCCAATTTCCAAGCACCAAACAAGCATAAGAGTCTTTTCTAGTTTTCTCCGCGCCGCTTTGTTTTTTTAATTCTGGAGGCAGATCAAAACTTTGATGACCGTTTGCGGTCGTTGTTGGGATAATCAGCGAACATTGAGCTTTAACCAATTCAATCATGTCTGCCTGATGATCAACAAAATCAACCATCTTAGCTTCGATACTTTGAGTATCTTCATGGTCACGAATAAATTTTAAATTTTTGATTGGAATAGTTTTACTTTTTTGCGATGTAAAATCGTCGTCTACGGCTTCAGCAGCAAATAATATCTTTCTATGATCAAAATTTGATTGAAGCAATTCATTCGCATATCTTATCCAGCCACTAGTAGGTATTCGAAGATAACAAATTCTACCAGAGCTTTTGCTGTAAACATTTCTTGCTTTTCTTAATTCATCTTGATAAGTTTCTGGAGTATCAAAATCTGCTTCAAATGTTTTAACTTCTATTTTGCTATTCTTAAACAGTTCACTTTCATTTGCAGCATTTATAAATTGCAATCCTCCGTTATAGTCACCGCACATAGCGACAATATTAAAGCTAGTCAACAAATAATGAAGATACTCAATATGTTTTCTTAAATTAGTTCCAGACAAAGCGTAGTTATGCACGACAATTCCTTTACGATTTGTTTTGTCGAGCTTAATAACGTTCATGGCAAAATCGTCAGACGATTCGTTTTCTGCCCAAGACGGGTCAAAACTTAATATATATTCTGCATTTTTTTCTCCAGCAACTTCAATTGCTTGCCCTTCTCCAGCTTTAATTGTGCATTCATGCATTTTACTCAGTTTAAAATACCCAGACGAATCATCAACAAATTGAGATCCAAATTCTCTTTTGAATTGAGATTCTGACATGGTTGCTTTTGCTTGAGTTAACAAACTTTCATCATACAGGCCATGAGGAGCCACATCGTAAGAAAAATGCAAGATAGCTCTTGTAGCTCCTCCTTTAGCATTTCTTTCTGGCGTAATGATTAAGTCTTCATATTGCTTATAAAGTTTATACATGTACTCAAACTGATAAGACGCAGAAGAAAGAACAATAATTTTATTATTAGGCCAAACAAATCGATCCTCTTCTTTCATTTCGCCACGCTTAATAAGCTCCGTTTCCAAGTCGTAAACTTGTTTTCTTTCAGTTGGGTTTTGTACAACAGAAAGGAAGGGGATAATAACTTCGTTAAAAATGCGATCTGGCATAAGCAAAAACTCATCAATCATCATACGGTGAAAGCGAAAACCACGGAGTTTTTCACCGTCGCCAAGAGGCAAACAAGTAATCTTACTGCGTCCAAATTCCATTGTCCATTCGTCTGAACTTTTAGAAACCTTAGTTATACATTGTTTTAAAAATACGGCATTAGGCTTTTCTGCAATTTCTTCTATCTTGCGGAAAATCATCTTTGCCTGACGAAATGTTTTACTAACAATACCAATATGTACCCCTTGATTCAATATTGCATCAAGAGATGCAAACACTGCACAAGTGAAACTTTTTGAAAGTCCACGGCTCCACACCATCATAGAGTAATCTGTTTCAAACATGGTTTTGATCGCCATATGTTGAAATGGAAATAGCTTAACGCCGCAAATAATTTCCGAAGAAAACGAAATATTTGAACGCAAAAATTTATAGAGAAGAATTTTAGCGTCTCTTTCTTCCAAGAACCCTTGTTTACTAAGGATTTCTTGGTTTACGTTACGGAATAAGCTTTTTCTTTTTTGGTTTCCTTCGATCCAAGCCATGATTTATCCTTATCTAAAAAATATTGAACATCAACATCCCAAAGAACACTGCCAATTGCAGTTAATTTCGGTATAAGAATTTCACTGTTAGTTCTATTGCCAGAAAATATAAATTGACAGTACCCCGCAAACTCATGCTGCAACAATCGCATATTATGATATATAAATTTTAAATTCGCCTTATGAGGAGTAAAATCATTGTTACTACTTATACGTTCTAAAGTTGATTCTACAACAACGAATAGATAACACTCCATGTCTTTGCATCTTTGCAGTTCGCGCCTAAATCTATCTAAATTTTCACCAACTAAAGTTCCTTTAAAATCGGATTCAGATTTTCTGTCTACAAATGTTTTTGTATAATTTGAACCACTAGCAGTATAGTCGCCAAAGTCTAGTTTGACTTTTCTTTCTTTTTGAAAAGAAAGAGGCTGCTGTTCTCTTGTATCTACAAATATCTCTACATTTGAGAAGTCTTCGTAAAACTTTCTAGGTAAACTGCGCCTAAACATAGGTTCTATCCCAACTTCGTCGCAAACTTTAGAATAAGTACCAAAATGTTTTTTATAAATATCTATGCTCGGCATTTCACTTGTTTCCAATTCTAAATGACAAGGAGCATATTTTAAATCTTTAGCTTTGATTCTGTAAGCTAACATTTTTTTGATTTGCTGTTTTACAGTTTCGGAAGATTCTATTTCGCACCATCTTAATAACTGACTTCTGTTTTCGAAATCTTTTTCGAAATAAGAATCTTTGTCTTTGAAAGGCAAATAAGTTCCTGTTAAAAGGTTTTTTCTAGGATAATGAGTGAGATAATATTCATTAAGGCCAATCTTATGCTTTTTTAAATGTGCATGGAGGCTCCTCTCAGAAAGAAAGGAACTGTGGCATATTTTGCAACAGTTGGTATTATCAGACTGCATCATCTAATGATATTCCTAATATGCGCGCCTTCCATTCTACCATACTTTCCATTTTTTTTGCTTCTTCTGCAACGAGAGATTTTTGCATTTCGGCAATTTTAATCATATTGGCTCGCTCTTCTTCATCTTGGAAAAGTTGCACAATAGAAAGAATAGAAGCATTCTCTTTATGTTTAGAAGATATTCTTTCTCTTCTGTCTCCTTGTAATTTTTTAATTAAGCTTTCTACTCTGCCTTCGCACTGATGATATTCGCTGCTTTTAGCTTTAATAATTTCGGCTAAACGAATACTCATTTCATTTTGCTCTTGAGTTTCCTCAAACATTTTGTTTAATTTGTCCAAATGGCGAGAAGTAGTTTCTAAATTAATAATTTCTTTGCAAACATTCATATACAAATTAACTTCATCCGCTGTCAAATCTGGTTTATCCCAAGTCATGCGGATGAATTCTTGTTCAAAAATATTTCTATCCTCTTCTGAAGTGTAACAGTTTATAATTTTTTGAAAACGAGAATTTAGTAAATTAATTGCGAGTTTTTCTGCACAAACCTTTTGCTGTCTTGTTAACCGATCTTTATCAATTTTTTCTCCAGTGGCTTCGTTGATTCGATTAATCACACGTTCTATTGAACGTGGAGTTTGATATTTAACAAACATCGCATCATCTGATGTGGCGTTATTTTCACAACCAGAATTTCTGATGTAAGAGCCAACAGTTCTATGTTCAAGACCCATTGCTGATATCGGCCTATCTGGAAAAAGAAGCTCCGCTATTCTCAGAGCCGAAATACCATTTTTTGCTTGATCTTCAATAAATTGTTCTTGTTCTGGAGTCAGTGGTAAATCACCTACTTTTTCGTATTTTGATGTTTTATATTGAATTTTATTTGAGGCCAATAAAGATCTGATAGCAATTCCTTGCCTCGTTCTTCCATCAAGAGCTTCATCATTAAAAAATTTTCGAGTTATAGTATTTAGATCAGGAAATTCTTTCGCAAGTTCGATAATTTTTTGACGATCCTCTTCACTAAAGCTAATTTTATTATTTGCCACCTAATAT